GAAAAAATAACAATGAATAAAGTACAAAAAACAACGGACAACGCTGTAGCTACTGTCGATACAAATATGTTTATGACAGATGCAAAAACACAGAGCGGTCTTGAGAACGTTAGTTCTACCGATGATCTGGCACTTCCATTTTTGAAAGTGTTGAGTCAACTCTCTCCTCAGTGTAACAAGACAAGTAATAATTATGTCGAAGGTGCAGAACCCGGCATGATTTATAATACTGTCTCAGGTACATTAGCTGACGGAGAACAAGGTATTGATGTAATACCTTGCCACTATAAACGTGAGTTTATAGAGTGGGGCGAGCGTGGTAAAGGCAGCGGTGCACCCGTAGCAATCCATGGTGCTGATTATGATATCAGTCAAGCACCAAGAGATGCTAATTTCCAAAACAGATTGCCTAATGGTAATGTGATTGACGAAACAGCCAATCATTACGTGTTGGTAGTTGGTGAGCATGGTTATGATCAAGCGCTTATAACTATGAAAGCTACGCAAAGAAAAGTTTCACGTAAGTGGAACTCTATGATGCTAGGCTTAAAGATGCAAGGTAAGAACGGGCCGTTTACGCCTCCTTCTTATAGTCACATCTATAAGCTAAAAACTGTACCACAGTCCAATTCTAAAGGAACGTGGTTTGGTTGGGACATACAAAAAGTTGGTCCTGTAACAGATAAGGGGACATATGATGCGGCTAAATTGTTTTCACAAGGTGTAAGCAAGGATGTTGTTAAAGTGTCTCACGAAGAAGAAGCTCAAGTAGCAACTTCATCGTCATATTAAAACTAGGGCGGCTTCGGCCGCCCTTTTTACATAAGGGGAAAAGAAAGTTAATGACTGAAAATTTTATTAAAATATTTAAAGGGCTGAATGTTGCCTACGGAAAATTTATACCTGAGGATAAAAATGATGCAGGAAAACTGCAAGGGAAAAATCAAATTATTAGGGAGCCAAACGGTCTTCCGGATAAACTATGGGAAGATCATCTCAGTGGTAAAGCTAGTCTAGGTATTATACCTATTGATGAAAACAACTGTTGTCGCTGGGGCTGTATTGACATTGATAAATACAATGGATTTGATCACTTAAAATTAATTAAAAAGATTAAAAAACATGGGCTACCACTAATTGTATTTAGATCAAAAAGTGGTGGTGCACATGTCTTTATGTTTTTCACTGTCCCTGTGAAAGCCGGCCTCGTACAATCTAGACTAAAGGAGTTTGCTTCTTTTCTAGGTTGTGCGGGCTCAGAAATATTTCCAAAGCAAATAAAGCTTTTATTAGATAAGGGGCAAACCGGTAATTATTTAAACTTGCCTTATTTTGATGCGGACAGTACTGAACGTTATGCTTTAGATGATGAGGGCAAGCCTTGTAGTTTAGAAGCATTCTATTCTATGCATTCTATTCGTGCACAACCAAATGCTGATGAAGAGTTTTTAAAAATAGATGATCATTTTAAAGATGGACCACCTTGTTTAAATACTTTGTACAATAATGGTGTGCCAGAAGGTGGTAGAGATGAAACTATTACTAACGTAGCTGTGTTCTTAAAGAAGTCAGGTAGAACAGAATTTTTAGTTGATCTTTTAAATATAAATAAGAAAATGTGTGATCCTCCTTTGACCCAAGGTGAAGTACAAAAGATAGAAAAATCAGTGATAAAAAAAGGATATGACTACGCGTGCAGTAAAGAACCTTTGGCTTCTAATTGTAACAGAAGAGAATGTTTTAAAAGAAAATTTGGTAAAGGTGAAACAGATTTAGAGGTGGCTCCATCTGGTTTAGAAAAATATGGATCAGAACCACCTTTATGGTTTTTGTCTTTAGATGGAATAACTAAACCTTTAGAACTTGAAACAGAGGACTTACAAAATCAAATAAGATTCCAAAGAAGATGTATGGAACAAATAAACACAATGCCTAAAATAATTCCAGCTCCTAGATGGACTGAAAAAATAGGAGCCATCCTTAGTAATACAACTCATACGCCAGTTAAAGGTGTTAGTAATACTGAACAATTTATCGAATATCTAAAAGAATGGTGCACCAACAAAGGTGCTGCTGCAACTAAAGAAGAAATAGCTTTAGGTAAACCTTGGTTGAATCGAGAAGCTAATGAAAATAGAAAACATCACTTTTTATTAAAAGACTTAGAAGACTTTTTACAAAAGAAAAAGTTTACAGTGTTTCATAGAAATAAAATGGTGCGTGTAATTGAACAAGAATTACAAGGTGTCAAGAAGACTATTAAATTAGTAAAAGCGGATGGTGAAGTTGTCTATATGCGCCCATGGACAATTCCAGAATTTGTTGATGATATGGAAGATGTAGAAATAGCTACTCCGGATATGAAAGAGAAAGAATCTTACTAGTGGCTAAAGTTATAAAAGTACTTGGCCCACCAGGAACCGGTAAGACAACAACTCTTCTTGATTATGTGCAGACAGAAATGGAAAGTATTCCTATAGACAAGATTGGTTATTTTTCTTTTACGCGAAAAGCTGCAAACGAAGCAAGAGATAGGGCTATTGAAAAGTTTGGTTTAGATAAGAAAAGCTTTAAATGGTTTTCAACACTACATTCGTGTGGCTATCATTCCATTAATCAAGAAGGTCGAACTGTAATGGGCAAGCCCCAGTTTAAATCCTTTGCAGAAAAGATAGGCCTTAAAGCAAAATTAGTAATTGATACTGAAACAGGAATGTCTGATAACATTTATTTGAATCAACATAACTTAGCGCGTGCTCGCGGCCTACCGTTAGAGGAACACTATAGAAAGCATGTTGATACGACATTAGTTGAGTGGAAGTACCTTGAACACTTGTCAACGGCCTACGATCAATTCAAGGAAGTAAACAGATATATTGATTATGCTGATATGCTTTACGAAGCAGTTAATGAAAACTTATTGCCTATACTAGATGTAGTATTTATTGATGAAGCACAAGACCTGACACCTTTACAATGGGCAATGGTTGAACACTTTGCATCAACTTGTCAGAGATTATATTTAGCCGGAGACGATGACCAAGCAATTTACAGATGGCTCGGCGCAGATGTTGAAAGGTTTATAGAATATCCTGCAGAAGAAATAGTATTACCAAAATCTTATAGAGTTAAAAAAGAAGTACAGGCGTTCGCTCAACAAATAATTAATGTAACCAAGAATAGAATAAAAAAAACCTGGGAGCCTCAAGAAGAAAATGGGGTTGTCAAATATCACCAAAGTATTAATAGTGTTGATCTTTCTAAGGGTAACTGGTTGCTGCTTGGAAGAGATAAATTCATTTTAAATAAACTAGAAGAAGAATGTCGTAATCAAGGACTGTGGTATGAAAAGCAAGAATACAAAAATATTATTAAACCAATACCCCAAAGAATGTTTGATGCTGTTATTGGTTGGAACGATTTGGTCAATGGTGAAATGATTGACAAGAAGACAGTCAAAAAAGTTTTTTTCTATAAAAAAGTATCAGATAAGTATGAAGAAGAATTAGAAAAGATGAACGATTCTCATTTATATGATCTAGATACTTTAAAAATTTTATTTGGTCTTTTTAGTGTGGGTGAGTGGCAATACGCATTAGAAAAAATAAATATACAGGATCGTGCATACTTAATGAGACTGGGTTTGGGTGATGACGATATTACTAAGAAACCTAGAATAAAAATTTCAACAATTCATGCTGCAAAAGGCGGCGAATGTGATAATGTATTATTAACAACTGACATGAACATAAAGACATACAACTCATATCAGAAAGATTCTGACGACGAACAACGCGTCTTTTATGTTGGTGCAACTAGAGCGAAAGAAGAACTACATGTACTACTGCCACAAACAACTATGCATTTTAGGTTAGCATTATGAACTGTTTACAGTGCGGAGAAAAATTAAATTTATTAGAAGAACAGAAAACGGACGAAACGTACCCTCATGATACTCTAACAACTCTTTATTGTAATGTGTGTGAGTCTATGGTCTTGTGTTATCACGATCATAGGCCTAGTCTTCGATCTATTAATTAAATCTATAGAAGGATAAAAAATGAAAAAGAAACATGACCCAGTAAACTATCCATCTCATTATAACAAAGGCGATATCCAATGTATTGATGCTATTAAATCGTGTCAAGGGTATGGCTTTAGATATTACTTACAAGGTTCAGCTATGAAATATATTTGGCGTCATGAGTATAAGAAAAAACCAGTTGAAGATTTAGATAAAGCTATTTGGTTTTTAAATAAACTAAAAGAGCAATATGACAACTGAACAACTAAAGTTATTTGATGAAATAGAAGAAACTGCTTTTCAGCAAGACTTTAAATTTGGTGTAAAATTTTGTACTCATTGTAAAAAAGAACTGCCAGTAAAATCATTTCATCTCTGGTCCGCCTCCGCTTTTGGAGGACAAATGAGAAGAACCGCTTGTATAAAGTGCACCAGTAAACATAAAAAAATTATAGATAATTTAAAATTAACTTCGCCTCCCCAAACAGATTTTTGTCAATGCTGTGGAATGACAGTAGAACAATTAAAAAAACGTGGCAACAGTAAAAATTATGGCAGTATTCAATTAGATCATGACCACCACACTCATGAATTTAGGGGTTGGATTTGTTACACGTGTAATCAAGGAATTGGTAAACTACAAGATAACTTAGAGGGAGTTTTAATAGCTGCTTTATACTTATCAAAAAACAATGTGGACTTAATTTTAGAAAAAATAAAAAAAATAAAGCATGAAACCGATGGGTGAAAAATTTATCTACAACGCACCGACTGAGTGGACACCACAAGAATATTTTCCTGATTTGTCTAATGAGAAATTAATTGCAATCGACTTAGAAACTTGTGATACGAATTTAACAACTCACGGTTCTGGTTGGGCAACCGGTAATGGTTATGTAACCGGCATTGCTGTAGCAACTGCAGATTGGGAAGCCTATTATCCAATTGGTCATAACGGCGGTAATTTGGATAAGAAAAAAGTTTTAGATTGGTTTAAAGGTGTTGCTAAACTTGATTGTGATAAAGTGTTTCATAATGCATCATACGATTTAGGATGGTTGAGAACTCTAGGGATAACGGTCAACGGTAAAATACATGACACCATGGTCTCTAGTGCATTGATTGATGAGAATAGATACTCGTTTACATTAAATAGTTTAGCTAAAGATAAATTAGGTAGAACTAAAAACGAAGACTTACTTATTGCAGCAGCCAAAGAGTTTGGTGTTGATCCTAAAAAAGAAATGTACAAATTGCCTTCAATGCATGTTGGAGAGTACGCGGAATACGATGCACGGCTAACGTACGATCTTTTTTTATTAAATAAAGAAGAAATAATCAAGCAAGAGCTCCAGAACATCTATGATTTAGAAACAAGATTACAGCCTTGTTTAATAGACATGAGAGCTAACGGAGTACGTGTAGATTTAGACCAGGCTGAGATTGCTAAGAAACAACTTACCGCCAGAGAAAAGAAATTAATGTTAGAAATCAAGAAGATATGTGGTTTGGATATAGAAATATGGGCTGCAGCATCTATTGCAAAAGCATTCGACAAACTAAATATTACATATCCTAGAACTCCAAAAAGTAAGGCTCCAAGCTTTACTAAAAACTTTTTGCTCAACCACGAACATGAGATTGCACAAAAAATTGTAGAGGCAAGAGAGATGAACAAAGCTAATACAACATTCATTGATACAATACTCCGTCACCAACACAAAGGTCGTATTCATTCAGAGATTCATCAAATGAGAAGTGATGACGGTGGCACAGTAACCGGACGGTTTAGTTATTCTAATCCTAACTTACAGCAGATACCTTCTAAGAATAAAGCTATAAAGAAAATGATTCGTAGTTTATTTATACCAGAAGAAGGAACTCAATGGGGAACATTTGACTATTCACAGCAAGAACCAAGATTAGTTGTTCATTATGCATACTCAGATAACCTCGATGTAAATACAATTATCAACGGCTACCGGGAAGGTAAAGCAGACTTCCATAAAATGGTTGCAGAGATTGCTCAAATTCCAAGAGGACAGGCCAAAACAATTAACCTGGGTTTGTTCTACGGCATGGGAAAAAATAAATTAATGACTGAACTAGGTATTGAAAAAGAAGAAGCTGAAGAAATAATTTCAATCTATCAGAACAGAGTGCCGTTTGTTAAACAGCTTACTTATAATGTTATGGATAAAGCATCGGCTCGAGGTGAAATTCAGACATTATTGGGTAGGCACTGTCGTTTCCCTTTCTATGAAGCAAGAGAGTTTGGGAAAAAAGGTTTTTATAAGACTAGAGAAGACGCAGTCGATGCCTTAGGCCACGGTAATTATAAACGTGCTGGTACTTACAAAGCATTAAACAAGTTAATTCAAGGGTCTGCGGCTGATCAAACAAAGAAAGCAATGGTAGACTTGTACGAACAAGATGGTATCATACCTCATATACAAGTGCATGACGAATTAAACATATCAGTTGAAAACAAAAAGCAGGCACTTAATATAAAAACTAAAATGGAGAAATGTGTAGACCTAAATGTGCCGAGCGAGGTAGACTATGCTTTGGCTAAAAACTGGGGGGAAGCTAAATGACAAAAAAAATTGCAGATATTATTGACGTATCTTTGTGCCCCAGTTGTAAACGTCTAACAACTATGAAGAAGATTAAAGAAGATAAATACTTCTGTAGAATCTGTCGTGGAACTTTTAAACAATTTAGAAATGGTAAACTAATTTACATCCCGCTCGCTGTGTCTGACGCCATAGAGCGCACAAAAGAACAATTAAAGTTTGAATTTGAAGCGGACCCGCAGCTAGACATGGAAATGGGTGTGTCGTTTGAACCTGAGTTCGAAGATGACCTTGACAAAGACTAAATAATCCCCCATATTATAGATATCAGTAGCTTGATAAGTGCTGACACAAACAATTAACTGCTTAAAGGAGGGTTATTATGACTTTTGACTTATCACCATTATTACGTTCTAGCGTTGGATTTGATGCATTTGACAAAATGTTTGACAATATGTTCAAGCATGGCGACACTGCGACATCTTATCCGCCCTATAATATAATAAAATCTAACAACAATTACACTATCACCATGGCTGTAGCCGGTTTTGCCGAGAAGGATATTGACGTATCTGTCGAGGAAAACGAGCTTATTATCAGTGGTGAGGTGCCCAAACAGGAAGATAACTTAGAGTTCCTGCACCGTGGCATAGCCGCGCGCAATTTTAGAAGATCTTTTAGACTAGCTGAGGCCATTAAAGTTGGCAATGCAAGTTATAAAGATGGGTTGCTGCATATATATCTGGAACGTGAGGTCCCAGATCATCAGAAGCCTAGAAAAATTAAGATTTCTTCTTAAAATCTATTGCGTTGAATACTTCGCCTATAATGGTGGATGGCCTGCCGTCGGAATGATATGTTGCACAAGATTTTAGTTCTTCAAATTGAACACCGTTTTGTAAAGCAACGGATATGATTCGCCCGATCTCTGTTAAGATATCGTGTTTCTCTGTTCCTACCTTGCCTCCACCATTAATCCAGACTTCTTTCACTTCTTCGTTTTCAAACGAAGTAGCTAGTCGATAAGCTGTGCCATTGGCATCTCTTATATCAAAAGCAAAGGCGGGTCGTCTATTTGCTAGTTCTTGTCTCATAAAAACCTCTTTCTTTTTTATTCAATAATATCAATATTTAGTTGACAGTCAATAGTAAAGTACTATATAAGGTAGGAGATTATAACAAAATATGGAGGAATCTATATGGACGATAATTTTACGTCGGATTTTGTATTCGGCAACGACTTTGAAAAAACAAGGTTACACGAAGAAAACAAGCTGCTAAAACAACAAATAACGAAGTTGGAAAGTAAGCTACGGGTTCTTAATGTGGTCTTTGAACAGGAAACTGGTCGCGAAGCCGTAATTTAAACTATGTAATATAAAGAAAGGTCACACGATGCCAGACATCAGAAAATATTCATCTGTTTCACTATCGAAAGCAGCATATAAAGAACTTGTTTTAGTAAAGAAACACTTGTCTGAAGAACTAGGAGTTACGTTCTCATTAGCCAAGCTAATAGAACACTTAGCAAAAGATAAAGCAAAAACATTAAAATTGAATGGACACGGCCCAGACTAGCGCGCCCGTTTCATTAATTACAGAAAGATACTCTTATGGAGATGTCAAACGTAAAAAAGTTAATGGAAAACGTCACTACGAAGGTGAAGGAAAGCTTCTCCCGTCTGTTACGACCATCATCAGTGCGACCAAAGCCGAAAAAGATAAGAAAGGTTTACAAGAATGGCGCGATAGAGTTGGCGAAGAGAAAGCAGAAGCGATTAAAAACCAAGCGGCGGCAGTCGGCACAGCAATGCACAAATTCCTTGAATGCCATATCAAAGGAGTAGGTTACGATGATATTACTAACATCGGAATCATTGGAAAACGTATGGCAAAACTCATCATTGAGTGTGGTCTTCCCTCTATGGACGAATACTGGGGTTGCGAAGTCCCCCTCTTCTACCCCACGTTCTACGGAGGGACGACCGATTGCACTGGTCTGTGGCGCGGTCAGCCGGCAATTATCGACTTTAAACAAACAAATAAACCTAAAAAAGATGAATGGATTGAAGACTATTATATTCAGCTTGCAGCATATATAATGGCGCACGATGCGTTGTTTGGCAGCAAGATTGAAGCAGGAGTAATTCTTATGGCATCAAGAGGTATGACTTTACAAATGTTTACGATCAACGGACAACGGTTAGACGACTATAAATACAAATGGTTAAAACGATGTGAGGGGTACTATAATGGACACATTACTTAAATTAATTATGATAGGATTACTAACAACAATATGTATACAGCAGACCACTTATCTGAATGCAGACTGGTGCTCGGCAGAAATTGACACGTTGCGCTTACATATTTCAGAAATTCATACTGTACTAATTGGGGATCAAGAGGTAACACCAAAATAGATGTATATACACATAGCCCAAGTACAAGACTTCATGAGAAAGCTAGGAATACCAAGAGGGTTTGAGCAAGGAACGGTTAGTAGAAAAATGAATCGAGGGGCATTTGATGTACCTTTTATTAAAATAGGTCTTGATAGATATTTTAAAGATGAAGACATTTTAGAATGGTTAGAAAAGCAAAAGAATGGCTAAGAGAAGTAAGTTTTATAGTAGTGATCACATTACTAAGAAAAGAATTAAACGACCAGGACGACATTCAAAGCGCCCTAATAAGAAATTTGATAAAAAGAAATATAAAGGACAAGGAAGAAAACATTAATGATCTACGGCATGGACCAACTACCTAGGTTTCAAAAGAACTTCGGCAGACCTTACATATATAAAAATATGTTGCTGCTTATGGCAGCAGAGTGGTTTCTAGAACCTAAGACTTTAAAATTAATTAATGAGGCGCTTCCTCTTACAGTTAAGTTTGAAGAAGAAGGAGGTCTGGAGGATCCGGATCCAACTAAGCTACTTAAAATTATTAAAGAACCATTAAAAGATGTTTATACCTTACCGATGTTTTCGGAAGAGTTCTGTTCTATGTTTATGGATGAAGTTGAGAACATGGAAAAACAATTTTCATTTGAACCTAACACAGCTGAGTTAAAACAACATCACATCAACGAATTTGTATTACAAGAGAACGCAAGTGATTTGTATATGTCATTGATGAAAATAGTTATTTCAAAGATTAATGTAGTCTTCCAAACTATATGGAATCGCGACGTTGTCGCTGGCGGCATACAAGTTGCTAACTACAATCCAAGAGAGATTGACCAGACTGCTTGGCACCATGATTCAAGTGCAGATATCACTATGGTCGTTCCACTTAACACTGGAAAATATAAAGGTGGTGGCACCGAATTTTATAAACGCGGTGTTATCGATCCATTGCCTAATGGTAGTGCTTTAATATTTCCGAGTTTTACTCATATGCACAGAGGGTTGCCGGTTTCAAAGGGTGATAGATATTTATTAGTTTTTTGGTTACAATCACAAGAGAGAAAGGATGATGCGAAGTGAGTAAAGAACAAGATAAAAGCATGAGTCACATTGTCGAACAAAATAAATTAATCGGCAAACAAGAAGGATCGTTATTTGGTGATTATACTAGATGGACAACGAAGGAAGTTGTAAGGCTGCTTGAAAAGTTTTGTAAAAGTCCAGAAGGTGCTAATGCTAAGATATCACTTGCAGTACCTCATGGTTTTGGTGCGAATCAAACATCCTTTGATATAAAGAGAATTGATTTGGTTCCAAACACTATCGTTGGCGCTAAAGAAAAATACAGACTAATAATCGTCGTTCAATAGGAGACACTATGACACAACATAAACTACCACTAACATTCTACGGTTTCTCAACCATATATGTTCTTAAATCACAAATGCCAGAAGACATGGTGAAAGATCTAAATGATTATTTAGATAATCTGAGGGAGGATAAAGATAAACAGACAGCGGCCGGCGGTCTTGTTGGCCAGATAAAAGGTGGTGAGCAGCTAGAGATAGATGTAACCCATGAAAAAGTAAAGGACTACGCAAGATTAGTCGTACAACTTGGAGCACAGTACATTAAAGAGTTTTCAAGAACAACTGGCATTAGCCAAGGTAATACTAACTTTAAAATAGAGAATGACTCTACCTGGTCAGTGCATAGTTATGAGGGTGATTACAACCCAATACATGACCACGGTACACGGTCAATGATGGGGATATCAACGACGACATGGACAAAGATCCCACAACAAATACAAGATCAGCCTGATCCTAATACTCAGGTCTCGTGGTTTCCAAATAAAGATAAAGACAAGGATGAAAAGGATAAAGAAACAGGAAAAAAGTTTGATTTGTTTCATTCATCAGGAGTTACTGATGGCTATTTAACTTTTTATGGTGGCACATCATCTCAAAGAGATGGTATGATACTAAAGGATCCCGGCAAGCACATTGTTAAACCAGTTGTGGGTACTATATATATTTTCCCTAGTTGGCTCGAGCACGGAGTTAATCCGTTTCGTGGGCCAGGAGAGAGAAGAACTGTCGCTACTAACCTAAATGTATGGGATGTAGGCAGCTTTAAAGGAACCGGCGGCATGTATGATCCCGATGGAATGATGCATACCTACGTAGGATAAGGAGGAAATATGGTAAAAATGGAAATGGAAGAACAAACTTTATACACGCGCATAGAAAAAGTAGAAAAATTTCTACGGCAGGACCTATCACAAGATGCAAGACGTATCTGGATCAATAAGCTTAGAGACTTAAAGGAGCTACGTTGGCAAAAGGCTAATGAGAGAATACAGTCGCTCGCTAGATTTGGTGGGGCATATATGGAATGAGTGAAAAAGCTAGGAGATATTATCAAGAGTATCTGGACAAAGGATTTTCTATCGAAGATTCTAAGGCCCTTGCTGAAGCTAAAGAAAAGAAAGAAGAAGAAAACAAAAATAAACCAAAATTTTTCCACGAGTTCTGGGAAAATGAGGATGAGTTGTGGGAACTGAGCATGCAAGAATCCTTTAGACAGCGCGATGAGCGGCTGCAACGGAAAGATAATGACGTATAGGCCACTCCCTTTTATTGTCGAATTAAAAAAGTCAACGGTCCACGGACAAGGGATATTTGCCATTAGTAAATTGGCTAAAGGTATTACTGTTGGCCGTACCCATGTAGAAATTGACATAGATTCAAAATTTGAGGACATAATCAGAACGCCCCTTGGGGGCTTCGTTAATCACTCAGACAAGCCAAATTGTCACAGAATCGTTGTGAGTAGTGTACTGAGTTCCGGAAATAAAATAAAGCAACACTACCTAGAAACCATTAAAAATATTAAAAAAGGTGAGGAATTAACCCTAAAATATGCTTGGTACAGGGTAAATAAAAAACAATTAAAAAAATTATAAAAACCTATTGACAATAGTAAAAAGAAGGACTATATAGGAAACAACGGCACATAATAGACTAATTACCTATTATGGTCTGTGTGGCGGAAAAACCTTTTAGTTAAGAGGTAACGCATGGTGAAGCGGAAATATGGGTAAATGCCTGAAAGAAGCTGAACTAGTTGAAGTAGCATATAATGTGAACTTGCATTAACTTGTGAAACATGTGGGTAAGTAAGACCCCCACCACAGATGGCCAAACAGAAAGAAAGGACGAAGAAATGGAAATAGACATTAGAGATACAAAATTAAGTGATCTACAAATAGAAAGAATTATAGAAAAACATACTAACCAGCATTTTGATGATTGTTCAGTATGTGGGGGCTCTCAGCTCGGTAATGAAATGTCAAATGTAGATGACGATGATTTAGATAATTACGACTTAATTTGTGGTGATTGTGTTGAAAGAAAGGAATAATATGGAACCCGATAAAATAGTAGAATTAGCTAATAAGCTAAGTAATGAAGATCTATGTCACTTGATCTATATAGTGGCAGAGCGTCTTAATGTCTTTATAGGATCAACGGATAAGGTCCAGTTGACAGGAGAGCTAAGTTTAGAGAACCCTGCTTGCCTTAATGGTGCCTCAGTTCAGATCAATTTAGAGTATACTGATGGTAGCAGAGATTTTTTAGATGCCTACGGCGAGTATCTAGAGGAGGTTAAAAGTGTTCAATGAAACTAAAATATGTGTACAATGTGGAGAGGAATTCCAGATATTTCACAAGGTTCAAAAATCTAAGAAGTATTGTGGAAGCAAGTGCTCCGATGCTAAATGGGCAGCTATCCGCAAAAATTCTTACGTAAGGAAGAAAAAATGAAGCAACGATCGTCGTCCGTTATGTATTATCCAAAGATGTTTTGTGAATGGTGTCTGGCCTTAATGGAGCCGATAGAGGTTCATGGACATTATCAGTGCACCAATTGTGGCAAAAATGTGGATGAGTGCTGTCAAGGAGAGACGATGGAGAACGAATCATGAACAACGGACAACGGTTCATGTAAGGGATATAAAATAAAAAAGTAAAAAGTAAAAATGACTTCAGTGAAGTGTACACCTGTACAAAAAGAGTGAAAAAGAACTTAAATGACTGAAAAAGAACAATTATTCTTTGTAAGTTTGGTGTACAGAAGAGTGTGTTTTTGTAAGGCAAATAATGACATTTTACGACAAGAGGTTGAGAAGAGCTTCTGTAACATGTATTTCATTATTTGAGAGCTATATGAAGTTAATAATATCGACCTGGTTTGTCTATGGGATATTCTATCTTGACTCTCCAATTTATACAGAGTTATATCTAACTAATAACTGCGAATCAGCTTATGAAGAAATCATTGAAGAAAAAGGCCTCGAAGTCAAATCAAGCGATTATAACAGAAACTACGTCGGCTACGTCTGCTATGATTCCGGAGACAGTTAAGGTTGGCTGGAACACAGTAAAGTTAAGTTTTGTTGACCCATCTTTTATTAAAGAGAGTGATTGTTTTGGACAGTACTTGTCCAGGGAATGTAAAATTGAGATTCAGAAAGAGCTTAGTGGAGATCAACTCATAAATACAGTACTCCATGAGATAATTCATTGTATCATCTACAACAGTTCTCTGAACCAAGATGGCGGGCCACTTACTGACGATAAATCAGAAGAGCAAGTGACTAATAGTATTACTAATTGGCTTTTGAACGTTTTTTGGGAGAACCCTTGGTTGATTGATCTTTTGAAGAAACGATCTTCTTAGGCTCTTTTACTTCTGTAGCTTCGCCTCTAATAGTTTTTATTTTGTTAATCATTTCTTTAATTTCATCTTTAATTTGATCCTGAGTTAAATCTTTAATGTTGCCACTTAATGTAACGTTTTGATTTACATATAAGCCTCCGGCTTTACCTCTAGCAACCTCTGCATTCACAGCGGCTGAATATGATCCTTCCTCTAGTGCCTTTTCTCCTATTTCTTGTAGTTTTTTAAAATGTTTCTCTCTTGTGACATCATACTTTTTTTGTTCTTCTGCTCTAACTGCTTTTATATGTTCTACAACCAAAGGACTGTACGCCGGACTTTGTAGTCTCGATGCCTGCATACTGGCGGAGTTTTTAGGATATCCTGCCCGAATTGCTGCTTCAGTCGCAGTTATCCTTCCTTCGTTGTGAATAAGCTCTCTAACGAATATAATTTGTCTCTCGGTAAGTTTTCTTGGTACTCCCACGCTTGTGCCTTTCGCTTGCGCTTGTTTCTTCCGAAGCCTACGCTTGAGCCTTCCGCTTCACGCCTGTGCCTTTCGCTTTTGCTTCTTTTTTCTTTGTGGTTAAAATATCACACAAAAAACAAAAAAACAAGTAGCGCAATTTTATTTCTTCAAACGGGAAAATTCTTTCTAGTATATATTTCATTGATACATACCATATATAGTATGTGCATAACTTTCTGTCAAGAAAAAAATACTATAAAATACTATTGACTTTTTAAACGAATAATGTTAATAAGGGTAATTATACAATAGGGGACAAATATAACCTTATTGTTAGTAATTTATAGTAGAAAGTTAAAAAAGGCAAATAAAAAATGGGTAAAGTAAAAGAGTGGGCTTATGACGAGGCCGAGAATA